CCAAGGATCATTCTGCATCTGCAAATCGGGTGGATTGAAATTCCTCTTCGCGGACGCCAGTATAGCATCCACCAGTGGAGTCTGGGACACAGGTAAAGAGGTGGTCCTGATCGAGGCATCAACGTGAAGTTGCTCCTTGACCGGAACGTCCTTGCCTATCTCCAACCGGCCGAAGAATTCGGTATTGAACTCAATGTCTCTGACCTTGCGCAACTCTGCAGCATTCTGGACCTGTCCAACCGAATTGCCGGGCAAGGCAACGTCGTAGAACTCTTGCAGAACAACCAAAGGATCGCCTACTGGGCCAGGCCTATACGGTTCCTCTTGAAAGGCCTTGACTCTCAAATCGGTAGGTTTGGCACGTAACACGGAAGGAGCAGAAGTCTTCTGCGCGCCCGCCAAAAACTCTATCAACGGATCGGAGCTTCTGTCGGCAATCGAGACATCGCGCGGGTCAGCTTCCAACACCATCAAAGCGGGCTCATACCACTCCAACGTGGGATCGTATCTGGTGGTCATGTACAGATCGTAGCACACGCCCGGTATGTAATCGGACCCATACAGCATGGATTTCGCGCTTTCAACGCCGCGGACCAACACCTTCCGCGCCGCATTCGTTACGTAATCAGTCATAAACCAAGCCAACCGCCCGATGCTGCCGAATTTCGGAGCACTAAGCTGATTAGCAGCCCCGACATGTCTGCGAATGTCAACCAAAGAATCGTTTGTGAGCCTGTATCTCAGGCTGTAAGCTGTGAGAGCACAAACCATAGCGACACAGAGCGCGTCCGCGTACGACAACGATGCACACCTGACGATACGAACGCCGTCAACGAGATCGACATAGTTGTGCTGAGTGATGTACCTCACGGCATCGCCAACCAAGTCTGGATTCTTCTCTTTCGCGATGAGTGAGTCGACGCAAGACACAAACAAATCACGCCGTACTTCGATGGCGTAGTCGCGTTCAATGCGGGCCAAGTCTTGCGCGTTGTTGGACTGAGAAACATAAACACCGGCGGCGAGGTCTCTGTTTATAGACACAAGCACCATGTCGTCTGAACTGCACATTGGGAGATTGTAAACCAAACTGCCGGAATGATCATCAAGAATGTCCTCGCCCAAGTAAACGGCTCTGTAGGTTACAAGCCCATGTGAAGCTTTCCGCAGTTCGTAGCCGTATTTCCGCGCATTGCCTTTCCAACGTTTCGGATCGACGAACTTGAGGTAGTCTTCCTTATCGTACTTT